TTTCATCATTTATTTTATGATACTCTTCATATTTTGGATGAGTTACTAAATCAAGTCCTTTAAAAACTTCAAATTGTTTTTGTGTAATTTCACAATGAGGATCTATGGAATACAAACATAAGAGTTTGTCACCCATCAAATTTACATTATCCCAAGATATGTAAGTTTGAATAGGGACAAATCTTATACCTTTTTTAATACCCAGTAAGGGATATAAAAAAACTTTACTTTTTTGAAAATATTCTTTATAAATTTGTTTCATAAGGTTACATTACCGGTTGCAAATACATATGGCAGATCATATTTTCTTTCACTGTAATGATAGTTGGCTTCCGTTAATGCTTCTCTTAGACTATTTATCCATTTTACTTGTGTTTCTTTCGATACAGGAAAGACATAGACCTGGTCATACTTGTCTATTACAACAAATTTAAAAATAATTTTGTAATTCTGTTGATTTTCATCAACATTTTTTATTACAAGTAGTGAATATATGGCTGCTTGGAGCCAATAATTGTAAAAATCCACTGTTTCAGCAAAATTTTCTAACGGTTTTGCTGTTGTTTTTAAATCTATTATAGTAATTGTCTTTTCTTCATCATCTATTATATATTTATCTATTATACCTTTTAATCCAAAGTTATAATCATTTAATTTACATTCTAATTTCTTTTCATTATATACTTGAATAGTATCCATTTCAAAATCTGTAGCTTCTTGCATCAGCAATTTAGTTACATCATCATTAGCTCTAATTATATGAACACGATCCATACAATGTGCAAATGTATCTGCATCAACAATAGTTTTACCTGTTGTTTGTAGAAATTTAAAATACTCTTTACTTTCTTCTGTTATTATTTTATCTAATCTTTTTTGGTCTTCTTTAAATGATTGATATAAATTCTCTTCTTTCAAAGCTTCTAATATTTGATCATCTAAATCTTCTAACTTAATATAATTATTTGGGTCAACAATTCTACTGCTGACAATTCTTAATATTTTTTTGACTGAATCTGTTGGCATTTTTAATGGTGTCATTACAAATTCTTTATTAAACTTATCTGGCTCTAATAATAATAGGTGTGTTAATTTACCTTCTATCAGATGTTTTTCCATCTTAGTTTCCCTTTCTTTAAGGATATAATCTTTATAAAAAAGTTTTGGTGAAAATAACAACCTGTTTAAAGAGGAGTAACTGAAGTTAAACTCCTCTTTATAAAACAGATCTTCTTTGACTTTATCTATCATAGTTCAAATGGTAATTGTGGTTCTAATCTAACAATTTTATCATTTTTCATCATTTCTTTGAATTTAGGTTTTAATTCAATGCTATTAGGATTAATAGTAAAACATGTCTTACTATCTATTCCAAATTGACTATCAAACATTTCATAAAACATTCTTTCGGATATTTCTTTAAATGCCCATTCAGTCAAAGCATCATCTTCAATTAAATCTTTAATCATATTATTATAAGAATGACCCCAATTCCAACCGTTCATATCAATATATTTTTGAAATTTCTTTCTCACGGATTTAAAATTAACAGTGTTCCATACAGATGAATCTTTCATAGAATCACTTAAGAATGCAAATAACAAAGCTAAATATGTATGAGATTCTTTAATATTACAATTAGCAATCATTGCTAATGCTAAGTTCATATTTTCTCTATCTCTATTACCTTGCCAACCACAACCACTTTCAGTCTTTTCCCAACCTAACATAGTTTTAAGTTGTATATACATTTCTTCAGTTAATGTTTCAGAATCTTCTGTAGCAAGTTCATTAATATTAGTATCCCAAACAAGTTTAGATATATTATCTTGTATATTATTCCACTGATTTAATGATTCAATATAATAATGATATTTACTACTACCTCCTATATTTCTTGCATTTTCAGCCATTTTGTGATATCTATCAATATTACTAGCGTTATCATGATTATAAGAACTCCACCATTCTGATTCAATTACAACATAAGCATCTGCAGGTATCTTACTTACCATATATACAATTTCATCATAAAGATCATCTTCAAACACATTTTTATAAACTTGTGCCCAAGCAATTACATCTGCGGATTCTGCTGTTGATAACCATCTAGTACAAAATAATCCATCAAAATACTTTTCAGATACAATACCATAATCTGCTTCATGAAAATCTCTTTTCAATTTAAGATCAAATTTTTCTTGTAATATTTTTACTTTATCTCTTGATAGACTAAGTCTAGGAAATCTAAATAGTGAATTAGCATTTTTAAGATCATCAGATGTAATAGTTTGAATATTACTCATTATCTTTCTCATTTCTACGTTATTACTTTTATTACTATATCTACCACTATTATCGCCTGATTCTATATGATGACCCAATTGTTTTACTTTAACACTACCATTTTGCATTATTAAAGTATTATTTACTTTTTCTAATTTATTTGCGTCAATACTAATTAACCATAATTGTTTTAAATCTTTCATGTTTTAATTTTTAAATATTTCCTATACTCCTCTTTAACTTGCACTTTAAATGTATATAGTTCTCTATTATTAATACTAATCTCTTTACGAACAATAGGTTCAAGATATCTAAATGATTCTGAATCAAGACATTCTTCCTCTTCTAAATGTACAATCATTTGTTCAGCACTATGATGATTATAAGTATTAAATTTAGATTTATCCATCCAATAATTTAGATCTTTATCTCTATTGAATCTATACATATAACCACTAACTTCATTTGCTAAATTCCATATAAGATGTTTTTTCTTTCTATAGTCAATAGCAGGCATAATTTTTTTAACCATTTCTTGTTCTTCAGCACCACCATCTTTAACCATTCTAATAATATCATCCATTAATTGTTCATCAAGAATTGTTTTATTAGCTGATTCAT